ATGGAAGATAAGATGACTATTGCTCTTCTAGCAAAAGCACTCAAAGGAGACACTCAAGCATATAAGGCTTTAATGGACTCAGCCTATGGTCAACCAAAGCAAGAGGTTCAACAAGAAACAACTCAAGAGGTGTATGCAACCATTAACTGGTTTGATACCGAAGATAACAATCAATAGCAAGTACAGACCACTCGGTACTTTCAAATCAAGATACTTGTATCTGTATGGTGGTAGGGGATCAGGTAAGTCATTCGCAGTTTCACTGTACTTAGCACAGCTCACTTATCAGAAAGGACACAAGATACTCTTCACAAGGTACACTCTTGCAACTGCAAACAAATCAATCATTCCTGAGTTTCAAGAAAAATTGAAAATTGGTGGAATTGAGTCTCACTTCAACATCACAAAGACTTCTATTGTAAACAAAAAGACTGGATCTGAGATCATCTTTGCAGGGATCAAGACATCATCAGGCAATCAGACAGCATCACTCAAGTCTCTTCAGGGCATCACTACATGGGTTTATGAAGAATTTGAAGAGCATCCTGATGAGCAGAGCTTTGACTCCATTGACCTGAGTATCAGAAGCAAAGACAAGCAGAACAGAATCATACTTGTATCAAATGCACTGCACAAAGAGTCATGGCAGTACAAAAGATTTTTTGACAATGAGAACGATATTGAGTTCATATACACAAGCTACAAAGACAACATCAGGAACCTGAATGAGAACTTCTTGCAAAAAGCTGAGAGGGAGAAGGAGATCAATCTTGCAAAATACAACAAGAACTTTCTTGGACTCCACTATCAGGATGATGAGAACTCGCTGTGGAAGTGGGATCACATTGTCAAGAGAAGCATTGATCCAAATAAGCTTGACAGAATAGTTGTCGCAGTGGATCCTGCTGTCACATCAGGCAAGAACTCAGATGAAACTGGAATCATTGTGTGTGGCAAGGTAGGCAGTGAAGGATATGTCCTTGAAGATAGGTCAGGAATATACACTCCAAATGAATGGAGTCAGATCATTATCAGCTTGTACAACAAGTGGAAAGCAGACAGAGTGATTGGTGAGGTCAATCAAGGTGGAGACATGATCGAGGCTATTTTAAGAACTACCAACAAAACTGTATCTTATAAAGCAGTAAGAGCTTCAAGAGGCAAGACAACACGAGCTGAACCAATTCTGAGCTTGTATGAGCAAGGAATGATCTATCATGCAGGGAACTTTGCTGACTTGGAGCTTCAAATGACAACTTGGAACCCGAACAAGGGAAGATCACCTGACAGAATAGATGCTCTTGTTTGGGGATTCACAGAACTTTTACTTCAAAAAACATCCGGATGGGTAATCTAGCAGACAGAATACGATCACAATCACTAGGTCTTGCAAGAGCAATGAGACCAAACTATACCAAAGCACACAATATTCAATCTGCTCTTCTTCAATTTGTTGGAACAGATCAGCCGATTGCATACGATGACAACACAAAAGAATATGTTGAGAAGGGATATGTGTACAATCCTGATGTGTACTCAGTTGTCAACACCATCACAAATGCTTGCAAAGGGGTCAAATTCACTGTCTATGAGGTGACAGACAGTCACAAGCATCAAAAGTACATGAGACTCCCAAGTGAGGCAAAACAGTTCCAACTTGACAAGGTGGTGAGATACAAGCACCAGTCACTTGTTGAGGTTCCTTCTGATGACTTTCTTGCGAAGATAATCAAAAGACCGAATCACCTTCAAGGATGGGGAGAGTTCATTGAGAGCACCATTGGCTTCAAGTTGATCACTGGCAACACATACATTCATGGAGCAAAGCTTGAGAATGGGGCAAATGCAGGACTGGTCAAAGAGATGTATGTTCTGCCTTCTCAGTACATGAGAATCAAAGCATCTCACAATGATGACAATCACATTCTTGGATATGTTCTTGAGCTCACCAGTGGAATGACATCAACTCAGAGTGTGAAGTTTCCTGAAGATGAAGTCATGCACTTGAAGTACTTCAATCCTGACTATGATGGAGATGGATCTCACTTGTATGGACTCTCACCGCTGAGAGCAGGAGCAAGAGTTGTGAGACAATCCAATGACTCCTATACAGCACAGATGGCACAGCTCCAAAACTCAGGTGCAATGGGGATCTTGGCAGTAGAGCCTGATTCAATGACAGAGGAGCAAGCAAGACAGCTTGAGAGAGACTACTATCGCAAGTACACTGGAGCATTCAACAGAGGGAAGATCGTTGTTGCAGGAGCAAATATGGACTGGAAGCAGATTGGTCTTTCACCAGTGGATCTGAACATCATTGAATCGCAGAAGATGAGCTTGAGAGACATCTGCAACATCTATGGAATCAACTCAGCTCTTCTCAATGATCCTGACAACAAAGTGTACAACAATGTCCAAGAAGCAAGGAAAGCACTCTATATGGAGAAAGTGCTTCCTGAGCTTGACACCTTCAGAGATGAGCTCAACAGATGGTTGACTGCAAACTACAATGAAGTGACTGGAAAGAACTACTTCATTGACTATGACCTTGAGAGCATCCCTGCCATACAGAAAGACATGAGTGAGATGATCAATCAGATAAAAGACTCATGGTGGATCACAGCTAATGAGAAAAGAATTGCAATGGGATATGATGATGATCCAGTGATGAATCAGTATTTCATCCCTGCAAACTTCATTCCTTTTGGAGCTCCAACAGAGAGTGCAATGAAAGCTCTCACGAATTACAAAGTTGAAGAGTCTTTTGACAATTATCCAAAGAGTGCAACTGAGACAGCAAAGTCAGCACTTGAGTTCACAGAGAAGAACCCAAACAACTGTGCAACTGCTGTTGGTAAAAGAAAAGCAAGAGACTTGGCACAAAGGAATCCATTGAGCTATGATACAGTCAAAAGAGTCAAGTCATATCTGAGCAGAGCAAAGACCTATGACACTGGGTCTTTTACAGACGAGGATGGAAAGCCAGTGTGTGGTTCTATATCATACGCATACTGGGGTGGAGACTCAATGCTCAGTTGGGCAGAGAGAATTGTGGAACAACAAGAACAAGATGCCTGAAGTAAGAGCAGGAGAAACAGAAGATCAATATCTAAAGCGTTGCATTCCTGAAGTCATTGACGAAGGAGCATCACCTGACCAAGCTGTGGCAATATGTATTGCCAAATACAACAAAGAAAGAGACACTTATGAAGGGCAGTTCAAGCAAGAGCATGTCCTATACCACAAGGCATTCCATAACATCAGAGAGAGCTTTGTCAAGAAGTACACAAGAAAAACAGTCAGGGCATTGAAAGATATGCTCACTCCAGTCTTTGATGCAAACACCGTTGATGAGATGAGAGGTGTGAACTTGAATCAAAAACCACTGGATGATCTGTTCTTGGATTTATACACAACAGTTGGATCTACCTTTGCTAAAGTAAGCTATAACAATCTCAAACAACACATGGCACTGGAGACAAAGCAGGCTCCTGACTTTGTTGAAAGAATGGCAACCTTTGCAAGCACTGGTCATGATAGGACAAGAGTCATTGCATTGAATCAAGGCAAGGAGATACAAAGACTGATTGGAAAAGCTTTGGAAGAGGAGCTTGGTATTGTTCAAGCAGGAGAGAGAGTCAAAGAACTGGTCACACAAAACATCAACACTTACCAAGCAGAGAGGATTGCAAGGACAGAGATCTTGAGTGCATCAAACTTTGGATCAGTGGAAGGAGCAAAGTCAACTGGGCTCCCATTGATGAAGCAGTGGATCTCAGTTCTAGGAGATAGCACAAGGAATGGACACAGCACTGCTCATGGCACTGTGGTTGATTTATATGATGAGAATGGTGGTGATGGAGTGTTTGAGGTTGGTGGAGAGTTCTTGAGGTTTGCAGGAGATCCGAATGGCAGACCTGACAACATCATCAATTGCAGATGCACACAAGTCTTTCTGACCAAAGAAGAAGCTCTTGGAGAGCAAGCTGAACAAGAAGAGGAAGAGCAAGAAGCAACAGCTCAACAGCAGGCATTGATGCAGGCATCTGAGGTCAAAGACAGAAACAGCTTTGTTGAGTATATGGATCAGAGAGGATTCAACGCAAAAGGACTTCCAAGAAATATCGAGGATGATGGTTTTGTTGAAATGGCAAAACAACACAAGTATCTGATGGATACCTTTGGAGAAGATCCTGAGTCATTAAGAACAGCGAGAAGAAAAACTCATTTCAGGGATCACGAATCAAAACGGACATTGGGATGGGCTGGATACACTAGGGCATACGAGGGGAATGGGTTTTATAAGTTTGACAATGCTCACATTTCTTTGAACAACTCAAGAGCAAAGACAATGACTCCAACACAGCAGTTGAGCTATTGGAAGTCACCAATGCAATCACAAAGAACAACATGGAATGAGGGTCAGTCATATTTAGGAACATATCTTCATGAGATGATCCATCACTATGATTACACATATAGCATCAGAAAGCACAACAAAGGGAGTATCTTTTTTGGTAGCTATGATTCAATTTATGAGTTCAATTTTACTTCTTTGTCCAAAGAGATTGAAGGATCACTTATCAAGAAGTATGGCAAAGAGGAATACAAGAAGAAAGTAAGTACATTGGGAGAGTATGCTCTTTGGAGATTTACAAAAAGAGCATCAGAAAAGTATAGAAAAACTGGAACTTCAGAAGAGGTTGTCACATTGGCTTTTCAGAAAAAATACACTGGAAGAGAAGATGACTTTGTGAATGAAGTTGTTGAAATGTTTATCAAAAAATACAACGAGGCGAAAAAATGACATCAATAATACAACCACCACACTATGAGCTTATAAGCTACACAGATGATGGAGTGGTCATTGCAGACAGAGCAACAGACGAGCAGAGAAAAGAGATTGAAGAGTTCTTCAAAGAGCTTGATGGATTTTCAATGGACAGAACTAAAACAAAGAAAAAGTCAGCTCCTAAGAAAAAAAAGGAAGCTAGTGAAGAGGCAAATTCGGATTCATAAAAAAAGACAGTATCTTTTGTCATGGCAGTAATTGATACACTAAGAGAGAAAGCAAAAGAGCACAATGAGGAAGTTGGAAACAATCCATCCAAAAGGACTAACGCTTCAACTCTTAAAAAGGTGTATGATAGGGGGATTGGTGCTTATCGTACTAATCCACAGTCTGTCAGACCTACTGTTTCAAGTGCTTCACAATGGGCATTTGCAAGAGTCAATTCATTTTTGTTTGCTCTCAGAAATGGAAAGTTCAGGTCAGGAAAACATGATCAAGATCTATTACCAAAAGGACATCCAATGAGTACAAAAGCAAGCAAACCATATCACAAACCTGAAGAAGAAGAAGAGATGATGGATGGCAAGGATGCACAGCTCTCATACTTTAGAACTGAAGAAGAAGCAGAAGAGTATGCTGAATTTTTAGGATGTGAAGGAACTCACTCCACAACCATTGATGGAGAGACATTCTTCATGGCATGTGCAACACATGATGAGAATGTTGAGCTTGAAGAGATGAGGCAGGAGAAATCATATCAGTACAAATCATTCGATGCTGAGGTGAGAGATATTGATACCAAGTCAAGAACGGTGACTGGGTATTTTGCTCAGTTTGGTTTTGTTGACTCAGATGGTGATATGATCATGGAGAAAGCTTTTGACAAAAGCATCAAAGAGAACGGAGTGAATGGAAAGAATAGAATTGTGCACCTTTATCAGCACGATACAAAGCTCCCACTGGGGAAACCACATATCTTGAAAGAAGATGAGTATGGACTGTACTTTGAGTCCAAGATTGCTGAGACAAGCTATGGCAATGATGTATTGAAGCTTTATGAGGCAGGAATCATCAATGAGCACAGCATTGGATTTCAGACAGTAAGAAACACAGCACAGAGTGGATACAACCAAATTGACGAAGTAAAACTATTTGAAGGATCAACTGTGACTTTTGGAGCTAATGAAAACACGCCATTCATGGGATTCAAAAGCATGAGCAAGAAGCAGACAGTTGAACACATTAAGAAAATGACTAAGGCAGTCAGGAGTGGCACTTTCACAGATGACACATTTCATCTGCTTGAAATACAACTCAAACAACTTGAACAAATCATTCTCGATTCATTATACTCACAATCTAAGTCGATGCCGTTGAAAGACACATTTGATCCAAAGTTGCCGAGTGAACTGGATGAGCTGATTCAGGTATTTGCTTTAAAATATCACAAACCAAAAATCAAGGAATAAAATGAACATTACAGATATACTTGATCAAAAGTTGCAGGTTCTTGGAGATCATATTGATAGCAATATCGACAAAGCTCTTCAATCACAAAAAGACAACTTAAATCAAGAATTAGACAACCTAAAAACAAATGAAATTGCAGGTCTTGTTGAGAAGTACGACAAACTGCAAGAGCAAGCAGACAGTCTTGAAATCTCTTCTAAGAGATCAGGATCTGCTCAACAAGATGAGAACTGGGTATCTTCAATGATATCTCAAATCAAAGGAGCCAATGGATTTGCTGATCAAGTACGATCAAAACAAGGCATAGCTTTCAATGTACCAATGTTCTCAACCAAAGTTGGAACTCCATTAACTGGAGCAAATGACTTTGTTGATGGAACAACTTCATTGAATGTTGTACCACCTGACTATCAGCAAGGTATCATTTTCACTCCAAGCAGAATTCAGCATGTACGTCAATTCTTACCAACTGGAACAACTCAGTCTGACTTGATCCGTTATGTTGTAGAATCAAGCGTATCAGATGGAACTGCTATGAAAGCAGAAGGTGCAAACGCAGGTGAGTACAGCTTTGATCTAGCTGTTGCAGATGCACCAGTGCGAACAATCGCATCTTTTGTGCGTTTATCCAATGAGATGTTGGAAGATGTTCAGGGCTTGACTTCTTATCTAACCACAAGACTTCCAAGCAAGATCCGAGCAAAAGAGGACAACATTCTTCTTTTTGGATCTGACTCTCCATCATTGACTGGATTGACTGAAAGCGCAAACTCATACACTGATCAGCTTGCTGATAGCAATGTCAACAGATTTGACATTCTTACAAAGGCAGTTGCTCAAGTAAGACAGCAAGAGTACACAGCGAATGCAATCATGGTTCATCCTGATGACTTCTACAACTTGATGCTGATCAAAGATGCTCAAGGCAGATATGTCATTCCTGAGACTGCAAGATTTGGTGGAGCACTGCCAATGATCGCAGGTGTACCATTGATCGCAAACACAGCGATGACAACTGACAAGTTCCTTGTTGGAGACTTCAATCTTGGAGCACAGTTGTTTGATCGTCAGCAGTCAA